TCTGCCTGACCGGCTCAGTCCACGGGTAGACCCACTTGTCGACCGTGACTGTTTCGGCAGTCGTGACAAATGGTGTGTACGCCAGAGACGGGTACTGGAATGCCTGCTGGAATATGACCGCACTGGTCCCGTGCGGGACAGCAATTACCTGCGGCGGAGAAAAATCTATCGTGGCATCGAGAGCCAGCGTGATGAATCGCCGCGGATCGATCTTAACGCGAACCGGCTGTTCAAGCGGTCGATACCAACTATCGACATCTATTGCCGCTGGCGGGATAAACGGCGCTGAGATTAGGCCATCGGATGTTTCCAGCGCGCGAGCACTACGTGGATCACGACTGACGCGAACTGGATCGCGCCATGCCGCAAACCACTTATCGACAGTGACGGTCTCAGGTGGAACAAAGGCTGGCTCAGTATGCGACTGATACTGGAAGCGGCCTTTGTAGGTGACCTGCGAGGAACAGGTGACGTTGATGACAGCAGTAACGACCGGAACGGCGACAACCGCGACGAAGGCTAATTCTTGATATTGTCGCTGGTTTCTGAAGAAGGGCACGTCAGTACCCTAAGATTTCGGTCTTCGTAAAAAAGTCTTGAGGCTGGGTGTCCGGGAGATCTATGCTTCCGCTTACAGCGACAGCAATCGATGTAGCAAACCAAGCCCCACTGACAGAAAATCCATAGACACCAGGATCGTAGGGATTGCTGGACAGCGGTGTGCTCGACCACGACATGGCGATCGTCGTGCTGCGCGTGTCACTACCGGTCGTTGATACCGGCGTAGAAAAGGCTCCGCCGATCCCCGTCACCGTGCTGGCAGATAACGATGCCGCACAGGCAACAATAGCAAAGGCTGTCGAGGGCGCGGTTAGCTGCGGCGGGTTCGGGCTGGTGCTGGTTCCGGTTGCCGTCGCCTCAGGGGCATCAACTGCATATCTCTCTGCCCCACGCAGCACCACGTAAGCCGCAGCACATCCATCCTGAGCGTTACCGCTATTGCTACAAACGATGGTGAGATCACCGCCTGTCGAAATCTTGGTAAACAAGCCATAATTCAGGTTGCCGCTGACGAACGTCGAGGTGATCGGGGTTATCGCCGTGCCGCCGGATGAATAGGCAACCAGCGTCTGCGCACGCGGACACGCCATCGCTACGAATACTTGATCGCCGTTGATGAGGCAGGATGTGGCTGTCGCTATATTAAGCGTGATCGACAGGCCGTTAATGGCGCTGACGGCTGAAGTATTGATAAGGGAAATAGCCACATCCGGCCTTCCTCAGAAGCCATAAGACTTCAACGCCATCTCTCGCTGTTCGGCCATCTCAAGTCTTTTCTGGAACGGAACGCACGGGCCATCGGCACAGGTCGGGCAGGTCATCTTCATGCAGTTGCGGCACATTGAACCGAATTCACCCATGGGAGCCATCGGTTTGACATGGATGATTCGGTTGCAATGACAGCAAGTGAAGGTGTCGCGCTCGATGACGCCGGCACCAACTTCCTCGCACCGGAACCTGTCGAAGTTTACCCTCACAGGATCAGGCGTAGTAATAACCGCGTAGCCGTGCGGATTCCGCATTGTGAACTCCTACTCGGAGAACAACACGTTTCCGGTGACGGTGGTCGTCAGCGTGCCGCGGAAGCGCAGCGCCAAGCCGGAGAATGTCGTGGCCGAAGATGTGGCCGGAGACACGATTTCCGATCCCGGAGCGGCGACCCAACGATACGAGGCGCGCTGGTTGACACCAACGTACCAAGGCTCGGCACCGACCGAGTAGCTGGCCGATGAGCCCTGCGAGGCGTTGATGGTGCAGAAGCACTGGAAGCCGGTATCCGCCGGGTCCAGGGTGAATGCACTCGACGCGCTCGACAGCGTGCCGGTCCAGGTCAGCGTCGAACCGATCGTAGTGCGGATGATCGAGTATTCGACGTAAGAGTCCGCCGGGGTGCCGTTGGTGCCGACAAGCACGTCGTACCACTTGACACGCTTGAGGCCGTTGTTGGCCGGCGGGCTGACCAGTGCGCTGCCGCTTGACGGCTGCGTCATGATCGCCGGCTGATAAGATGTCGATGCGGTCGTTTGCGCAGAACCAAACGACAGGTTCGAGTTAGAAATTCCATAATTGGGCATAGATGGCTCCTATCCCTGTTTCTCTGGGTTGCGTGCCTTCGCCAGCAACTGGTCCAGATACCAAGTGCCGCCGTTATCTTGCGTGCCGAGATGAATTTCCGTGTAGTAGACCGTATCTTCCAGCGCACCTTGCAGGTAGCGAAGGTCGGCGGTCTTCGACGCAACCACGTTCTGTGCTTGCGCCAGTTCCTGATTACAGACGTTGATGCGGGATTGCAGCTCGGCACGACGCGCGAGCGTCTTTCTGCCGAATTGCGTAACATCAGAATATCCATACAGGCCAGGTGGCTGCATGATATCCGACTCGGGTGGTGCCCAGCATTTGATGCCGCGCTTTGCAGCTTCGACGAACAGCGCCTGCGTTCCTTGCCGCTGCACCATGTATTCGTCGTGCGAGGCCATATCGATACCATAGAGGTTAATCTCTTTGGCACCCTGCATCATGGCAAAGCCAAGCATCCAAGCGAACGATGAGGTAAAGAAGTAGGGACCGAATTCCTTTATGAGCTCGTCGCGCGGGAAGATCAGCGCATTCTTGACCTGCGACTGATCCTGCATATAGAGCGGGATCTTCAGCTCGCTAAGCCACTTCAGATATGGCTCGCCGTAGTGCTTACATTCCGGCCACAGCAGGTTGGCATGGATCTCAAACCACACGTCAGCGCGCGGCAGGTTATTCATGTTGCCGGGCGAGCAGGCCCAGATCTTCCAAGACGGGTCGTTGAACGGAGCCAGCAGACGCGATGACGGCGCAGTACCGATCAAGGCAACCTTGAGCGGAGCAGGCTCAGCCGCAGGGACAACCGGCATTTGAAACGTCGGCCCTATTCCGTACATAGGCTGCGGCAGCGCCCCGCCAAGCTCGACAAACGGATTGGCTGTCGTCGGCTCATGCGGCGCGACGATGCGCAGCGGCCCATTGCCGGTATCTCCCTGCGGAGAAAGCTCCGGTTTCTTGTTCTGGTCGCCGAAGGTTGGCGTAATCAATGACATCTCAACTTCCTATAATCTGCCCGGAGATCAGCGTGACAACCTGACCGACCGTGACCAGCGTACTGTTAAGTCCGTTGGCAATCGTGACGTTTGCCCCAGAAAGCGGAATTCCAACGGTCAGGCCAGAAATCATCACAGCTCCTGTCGAATCTTGTATCCTAGCTCCGTCTGCATTTCCAGTTGCGTCCGCCGATATATCTAGCGCCGGCACGGTGAACGTGAGTACGCCGGCTGCAGCGACGCCGCATGGCTTAGCAAGTGTAATGGTAGCAAGAGTGACCCCACCATTAAGGAGAAGCATAACTCCGTTACCAGGGCCTGCATCGATCGCAGTGATGACCCCATTAAGTCGGGCGGTGATGGCTGTTGTGCTGTAAACGATGGCCACATTGATTATCCTGTCTGCAGCACAGACACACCCAGCTGCGAGGCGTTGGAGGACGATGAAATCAACGTCACGCGCCACGCCGAGATGGGCGAGGTAAAGTTGGCTGTAGTAACCGCATCGATCGCGGTGGAGACAAAGGTCGATCCTGGGGTCTGCGAGATAAACGGGGTCGGATACCACGGCACGATCTGTGGATTGCTGCTCGATAAGAGCTTGTTCGGACCCGGCACCGTCTGGGTGATATCCTCAAGGGTGCATTCAAAGTTGGCCGATGCAGTCCCGGTGGCGGTGAAGGTAAGCTGAACCGCCATGTCGAACGGATTGGCCCACGAATTGGTGGTGATCCACGGGGTTCCTGCCCGTGAAGACGTGCCCATATTCATGCGCACGTTCAGCGACGAGCTGAAGGTCACCGAGGTAACTGACTGAAAATCCTGTACCGTGGTGCGAATCGAGCCAGCCGCACTTGAGCCAAGAATTCTCTCGGTGACGGCATCGCCGCTATCGCTGACCCCGGTCAGTGTGATGATAAGCGAGTCGCTGGCTGCCGCTGAAGACCAGAAGATAATCCGGCGACCGGTATCCAGCAGCGAGGCAACCGCACCCGATGATGTGCCGATCTGTGCCGACGAGCCCGAGGTATAGAGGACGGTCTGCGACGAGAAAAAGCCCAGCATCCCGCTGGAGGATGTGGTGATCGACTTGTTGAGAAGGGTTGGTTGCGCCATATCCGCCCTTTAGTTGGGCCGATACTTGGCGTAGGTGATTGCCAATCGAGCCCTTTTTCCTGCTTTCCCTGGAGAATCCCTATGCTTGTGGGCGTACTCCATTGTGGACATTCCAGCTCGATGAGCCGCGGTTCGTAGCGCACCGGGTTTATGCACAGCGTTCTGCATCCATTTCCCGGACCCGCCACCGGATGCGTAAGCGTCAGATCCTTCTATTTTCCCACTGATCCGCCGCGTTTGTGGCCGATACTGGCGCTGGATAGTGGATGCTTGTCGGCACCGACTCCGCCACCGCGCGCCCGCTTGTCGAGGCGACCACCAGACTTGAAGCCGGCAACCGACCCGCCATCCTTCTTGGCCTTGCCACCACGCTTGATCCCGGCTTCTTTACCGATCTCGTCGTCGTGCGCAGCGCGCCGCTTGACTGATCCGCCGCCCGCCTTGGTCTGCACTGTATGACGGTGTGCCATTTAATTCTCCTTTAGGCCGTGACGGACTGAAGCGCTTTGAGGGTGAATGTGATCGGCGTGGCGTTGGTCGTTGAGTTAATCCTGACCCCGCCGAGCGGTGAGAGCACCGTCAACAGGTAGCCTGTGTCAAAAGCCGTATTCGACGAAGTGATACCGACCGCCGAGCTGATGACCGCCCATGTCAGGGTGGGGCCGCCAACGATGGTTGGGTCGTCGAGTGAGGCTTGAATGGTGAACGCGGCAACCGCCGAAGACGATGCCGTCAGCAGCAGCGTTGTATTCTTGGCTACCGGATTAAGGGCGATTCCGGCGCTGGTGCCTGCCGATGAAAGGGTTACGGATTGTGCCATTTGGCTCTCCTAGCCGTTTGTAACTTGGTAGACACACTGGACCTGCTGTTGTGACGCCACGCTATCATCGTAGATCTTTGGCAGTATCGTCGAGATTGGCGTGGCTGAGAACCCGCCGAGCGCAAACAGATTGAAAAGCGGTATAGGCCAAAGATCGATAATCATGTCATGCCCTCACGAAAGCGGGAACGTGCCCCACACAGCGCGCCAGTCATAGTAGGACGGGACGTACCGTTGGTAGCCCTTGACCAGCAGGTTATCGGTGGTGAACTCAACGCTCATGTCCATCTCAAACGGCTTGCGATTGAACCAGATGAGACCGTCATGATTGGTGAGAATGAACCACGCAAAGGATGATGTCAGGTAGTCCCACACCAGGAATGACTCCTTGAGCGAGTCGTTCATGCCGAGGACGGCGTTGACATCGTTGGTTGCCGTGCCGGGACGCAGCTCGGAGCGCGTAAGACGCAGCGCTGTCGGCTCCTGTGCCGGCGGTACGATAAGCTTACGGCCACGCGCATGGATCTTCAGACCGGCATTGTCACGCCAAGAGGTGCGAACCGTAATGAGCGCATTGAGCAGGGTGGTCTCATTAAGGTCGACATCAGGGCTGGGCTGGTTGGCAATGGTGGAGCCGTCGATCGGGTGAGCTGTTGAGAACAACGCCACACCATCACCACCAGTTGCTGCGTTGTAGGTGGTGCCGGTATTGAAGACGTTCGCGGCATAAAGCTCTTCGGTTTCCTTGAACGACTCCATCAGGCCCATGTTCGATGGACCGAACTCGGATTTATAGAGGTTGTCGTCGATCGCCTTGCGGGTGATGGCATAGCCAAGCCCAATCTCAAGGTGTTCGGCGTTGTAGACAAAGCGCTGTCCCGAAGCGTTATCGAAACTGGTCGGCGCACCTTCCTGCTTCAACTGGGCATAGCCGAGGAACCGCATTGCGGCCCGGCGCTCCAGCGACATTGACGATTGCGTTTGTCTGAAGACCTTCGGCCACTGCCGCTCGATCATGTCGTACTTGCCGCTGATGCCCCACAGACCGGGAAGCAGAAGATCGCGGATTTGAGCTAATGCGACAGGCATATGTTAGTCTCCATTTGCCCGCTTCCCCGAAGCACGGTAGGACCCGCCCTACTCTCGTTAGATGCCAATCAGGGCCGTCAAGAATCTCCTTAGGTTGTCGGATAGACCAAGCCAGAAGCCTGCTGGAAGGCAAGTCCGACGAGCTGCACGACCGCGACCTGGAATCCTTCAGCGCCGGTTGAGGTGCCGTTGACGCCAGGAGGCGCGTAATTGCTGTAAAGGTCGACGACGCGAATGACCGCGTTCGAGGACAAACCGGTGGGGAAGCTGGAGGCCAGCGTCATGACGCTTTGCCCGGTCGCTTGGTTACCCAACGAAGAGTTCTGCACCGTTGCCGTATAGCCCATGCCGATGCTGGTCGAAGTCAGAACAGCGCCAGAGGTACCTTGAACGATGTAGCGCTGCTTGTCGTCGGTGCAGACATAAGCGTTGGCCGGGGAACTAGAGCCCACGTTGCCGGGGAAGTAGCTGCTCCACACGACACGACCAACCGTTGCGCTGTAGTATTCACAGCCCAAGAACACACCGGCCATGCCGTACTCGTTGATGATGCCGACGGCAGACGATGGGTTGGTGATGAATGCGTTGTTGGCAGAACTCCGATTTACGATGTCTCCGGTAAAATAGAGATTCGTATCGCTGGAGTTGATGAACAGCCGATCGAAACCAGCTGTGGGTGCGCCGCCTTCTGCGCGGCCAAACTGACGAAATCCAAACGGTGCGTTCGTGTTAGCCATGGCGGCTCCTATGCGACATTAGCTGCGAGCGTCGCAGCATCAGTCGGGTTGAACCGTCAAAGCGTTTGCCGGGTTAGGTTTTGGGGAGCGTCCCCGCGGTTCTATACAGAACCGGCCTAGTCCTTCGGAATATCAAGTCTCTCAAACGACTTGCCTATGCGATTCGTTTGTACAGCGGATGGATGCGCAGCGTCAAGTGTGACAGGCATTCCGCCACCTTTGAGGTCGCGCTCCTTGAGGATGACGCGCTCTCTGGCTTCCTTGTATTCTCTTGCCTTGATTTTTGCGTAAAGCTCTTTCGGCATCCAGAACAGACCAATGGTGCCGTCGACCGTCAGTGGCTCGCCCTCATTCTTGTTGTCGTACTTATTGTCGAAGCGGCCATCAATGTCGCCTTTGCACACAGGTCGCCATCCAGCCTGTGTCTTGGCCTGCACGTTGGGATCATCCGCCTTGCCCATCGATGACAAGCGAACCCACTGCAGCTCAACACCCTCTGGAATGTCGTTGGAGGCGATGTAAAACCGATCGGTGATGCTGCGGCTGGTCGGATCGATCGAGTCGATATCGGCCACCATCTTGAACATCGGCCGCTTTGGCTCACGCGCAATGGGTGAGGCAACCTTGGGTGGCCTGCCGCGCCGCTTGGGGACTTGTACTTCTTCGGTCATTTGCGGGTTTCTCCATAGGTGCCATCAGCCAGCGCCTGTTGATATTTGACCAGCTGCCGGGCGTATTCGGCCTCGGTGATGCCTGAGTCTTTCGCTGCTTCGCGCTGCGCTGCGGTTAATGTGACCTTACCGGTCGGACGTTGCCCACTGGAGCTCGGTGCCTCACGGCTGACGGGTGCGCTCACTGGAGGGCTCCTTTTCGGTGGTTCGGCAGCGGGTCGACCGCCGCCGCTAAGAAACTCAAGAACTTCCTCGACGCGCGGGAGATAAGCTGGTTCGCCCACCTTCAGCCCCTCGTTATAGGCAATCTGCGAAGCATTAACGAGATAGCCATACTTTCTGTCGTCTTCGATGTACTCGGGGTGCTGTCGAACCCACTCGGCTTCCGCTGCAGGCAAGTTTGCGGTAACCCCCTCGATCGTCCTTTTCTGCGGCTGTTCTTGTGCCTTTGGCTGCTCCGGCACAGCCTTTCTCAGCTTGTCGCGCTCGTCTCGCAACTCACGTCGCTTGGCCTGAATCTCGGCAATACCGGATTCAAACTTCCCCATATCTGTCTGCGCCGACACAAGCCGGCCCATCGCTTCGATCTTGGCGTCCGCATCCCCACTATTCTCGGCATTGCGCAGGTCGGACATTGCCTTCTCTACCGTCGCTTTCGCGGCTGAGTGGCTGCCCTCAAGCGCCATCCGCTCGGCTTTGAGCCTGTCCCGCTGATTGCTGATGTCCTTAATCGCTTGTTCGGCCCCAAGGCGGTCGAACTTCTGCTTCCACTGAGCATCGACCTGCTCCCTTTGGCGGGCTTCGTTGCGCCTGATTTCCTCAATTTGCTTCTTGAGCGCGGCTGCCGCGTCATCGATTGTCGGCTCTTCCACAACGGGAGCTGGCGGAGATTCCTGGGGTTGTTCAAATGGCTCTGGAGTTTCGCTGACAGCCGCCTCTTTGACCGGCTTTTCCTGTTCCTCGGCAGCCGGTGTAGCGGCGTCTGAATCGAACAGCTCTTCCTTCTTGGCTGTCGGTTGGCGTAGTCGCGGCATATACCCCTCCGCTAAAAGATTGAATTCGGGTCATCCACCTTCATCATGATGCTGGCATCCCTCAGCAACCGGCAAGGAAATCCATTAACCATGAGGCTTCTGGCGTCGACCACGTTGTAGACGGCCCACTCCCCGACCTGCACCTTGTCTGCATCGGCGAAATGGTATTCCGCGTCATCCTGAAAGGCAGCTGTGCCCCACTTGAGGACGAGGCCGACCTTGCCCTGCCAAACATCCTCTTCCTTGTTCGCATCGGGGCGAATGATGCCGCCCTTGGTCTTTTCCGGTCGCATGTAGGTGGCGACCAGAACTCGGTTTGAAAGGACGTAGTGGCCGGACAGATCACCGACGAAATCGATGATCGCTTTCTTCGGGTCTTTCGCATTGGCAACAATGTCAATCGCCTTATGAGGTACTACAACACCCATCACTCGTATTCCTTTTCTATTTCGTCAGCAAGTGCGAGGGCATCCATGAGGCCCTTGATGAAACCGACATTTTCCCGGTAAGCCGCGTAGTCCGCACACTGACCGGAGGCGATACTGCCTGCTCGCGCCTCTATGGTCTCTTCGATCTTGGCGCGCAGCAGCGCGTGGAATCTGGTTTGCACCATTACTTTGCGTTGTACTTCTTCGCCTTCTGCAGACGGCCCTCGCCGCTCTCAGCCCCGGCAGTCATACCGAGCTTGCCGCCTCGCGCGAAGCCCTTCACCTTGCCCCCACGCTTCATCATGCCGGGAGGTTTCGGTGGAAGCCCAGGAGGTCCGCCCGGTGGGAGTCCGGGTGGACCGCCAGCCATTGGAGGAGGTGCGGGAGGCGGAGGCATGGGACCTCCTGGAAGCGCGCCGGGAACACCGGGGGAGGATTTATCTCCCGGAGCGACATTCACGATATTGATTCGCGTGGCACCCTTATCCTTAGTTCTGCCACCGCGGGCATATTTGTCGAGACGGCCACCAGATTTCATACCGGGAGGCGGCATCTGCTCGTCGCCACCACCAGCCGCCTGCTGGGCCATCAGATCCTGAAACAGCTTCTTGTCAGCCGCGGCATCCGCATGCGGTTGACCCTTCATGACGTGGCCGACACGCTTCTTCGACGTGGCATGAGCCTTATGCTGAGCGAATGGATGAGCCATCACTTGCTCCCTGATTTGTGCGTATCGAAGTGCGGATATGGACTGCCGACACCGCGCACCCAGCCGCTGGCATCGTTGTCATATTTAGCGCCGTGCTTGTCCTCTGGGTCCTGCGGTGGCTGCTGACTCTTGGCCGGCGTCACCCCGCTGGCGTCCGGTGTGCCATAGCGTTCTTTTGCGGTCGCGCGACCCCACTTCTCGACATTCTGTGCCGGCTTCGCCATGACTACTTGTCCTTTGGTTTGGCTTTCAAGATAGCCTGTTTCTTCGCTTGAGCAAGTTCATTGGTGTGTTCAAGCTTTTGCCTGTGCAATTCGGCGTTCCTGTCCATCGCATCCTTGTGGCTTTCGTCGGCCCGCTGCATCTCGGCCTGGTGATGCTGTGTCTCCATGCCGACATCAATGGCCTTGAGCGCCGCGCTCGACTGCATCTTCTGCTGCGCCTGCGCCTGCTGTGACTGAATCTTCTGCTGTGTCGTCGCCTGATCGAGCTGCATCTTATGCTGTGTCTGTGCTTCGATGCGCTGCTGATCGAACTGATGGATGATATGCTCTTCGATGACCCTGAGCTTTTCCAGCTCGATCTTCATCTGCTCGATCTTCTCGCGAGACGCCCGGTCGGCAGCCTTGTCCTGAAGGATTGCCTCCTGCGACTTCGCCTTGATTTGCGCTTCAAGGAGAGCGATCTGGCTCTTGACCTGCTCGGCCTGTGCTTTTTGGCCGATGGCCACCATACGCGGATCGGGCGGTTGTGGTGCAGGAGTAGCCCGGAATAGGCCCTCCGGGTCAATATCAACAATGCGCATGATGCGCATATCAACAGCAATCGGATCATAGAGATCTGGACTCGCCTGCTGCAGAGTCTTGATCGCCATCGCCTTGGCAATGCGATGCAGACTCGTTGGGTTATTCGGATCGGCGACCGGGACCAACTCACAGTTATTCAGTGCTTCGAGGAATTGTTCTTTCTTCCACGGGATCGTTGGCCGCTTGTTCTGTCGCCAGAAGGCTTCAGGATCTTCACGGAAGCGTTTTTTAATGAGCTGGAACTCTTCGGCTTGGGCAGCATGGAGCCGCTTGTGGGCCGAGTCCAGAACCTTCGAATTCTGTTCGATAAGTGCAAGAGTAGTCCCAACCGGCGCATCTTGCTTGCCCTCCCCAACCTGGGTGTTGGCGGTATTGCCGAGTCGAGCTACAACTTCCTCGATATGCTGTGTGAAGGCGGTGAATGACGGCCCGACTTCCTTGTATGGCAACGGCATGATCGCCTTGCGGATATCGTCAAGCGCACCGATGTCGAATGGCTGGCTCGTGCCCGGAGCAACGCGGAATGTATTGGTATTCTGCCGCCCGGCACTCTTGGCGTGCAGCGAGCCGGGGAAGTTGGCAAACATGCCGGCATCGAGCATCAACCGCCACGCCGCGGTCAGCGCGTTCGTCGAGTTACCGAGTAGATGAATATAACCAAGGCCATAGAAACCAAGTCCACGTATAAAGGGAAATTGCACGAAAAACTGTTTTGCCAAGCACTGATCGTCATCTTCTTCCCAATTACGCCTGATATCGAGAACCTGCTTGCTGTCTTTCTCGATTGTTACACGATAGGGCAGCGGCAGCCCCTTATCCTTGAATTCATCCGGCGCAAACTGATTGAGATCGAGCTCGCAGTAAACTTCATAAATCGTATAATCTTGGTCCTCTGGCCTAGTCGGGGCCTTAACGCCAGCCAGCTCCTGCTTCTTCTTTTCGACCTCATCCGCAAACGGATTCTGCGGCAGGCTTAGCTCGACATCACGATAGACACCGAGGATCTGCATGCGCCGCAGAATCGACCGACGCATCTTGATGCGATGCGTAACCCGCCCGCAGTTCTGGATATCGGTCGCCGCGTTGGAGATAATCAAGTCTTCGGCATCGATTGATTCCGATACTGGCCGCCGCCGCAGCGGGCAGTTGTAAACCTTCTTGAAACCGTCGCCACCGAAACCGATGTAGAACAGCATGCGATCGGTATCGGGAACGTATTCCGTCGCAATCGCCGTCAGGTAGTGATTCATGTCGCGCTCAAGCGCCTGGGCTAGTTCATCCTTGCCCTGCAGGCTATCGGCAAGATCGCGCGCTGCATTGGTCTGCTGAACCTCTTTCGGTGGGACCGTCGCATCGTTGCGCACCTTGACCGGCCCAGCGGCTGGCAAAAGCTCGGCCCTGGCCGTTGCCTGAAAGCGAACCGTTGCTTCAAGCAACGCCGGATGACGGACAACCGACATGCCCTCAAGCGGAGCAGAAGATGTCCCGGCGTCTGTGCGCGGCTTCTCCAGCCTGAGACCGAGCAGCGTGATACCCAAGGCGCGAGTATCGAGCCACTCCTTGCGCGATTGTTCATCACGATCAATACCTTCCATGATGTCCGAGGCGATGCTTGACAGCTCGCTCGCATCCATGTCGGCAGCAAGGTTGCGGCTGAAGTCAGTATCGTCCGGACCCGCATCCTCATGCTCCGGATTCAGATCGATAGTGACGGAGCCATCGGCGTTCTCGACCGTGATGACATCATCGTCGGTGATTTTGACGTTTGTATCGCCGACCAGAGATAGCGGACGCGGAGGCGTTATTTGCCCGAATGGATCATCGGTGAGTGGCAGGCTATTGCTGCGGATAGCCATTTAGACCTGATACAATGGTGCGGTGTCCGATGGAGATCTATACATCATATCGTCCTCTCTTGCGATGGCGCTCTCTTCTCGCCTGAGTGCGAATCCGGTGTCGCGCAGATAACGAACTGCCATCGACACGCAGTCCACCAAGTCGTCATGCGCGCCGCGCGGAAACACAGACACTTGGTTAATCACCATGTCGGCCCATGAGCGATCCGGCGCATAAACCATGTTGTCGGCGAAGATGTGCTGAATGGAGTGAACACGGGCAACCTTGTCGCCGTAGCGCTTGGGGTCGACCGTCTCAATACCGAACTTGGACTGACCCAGGAGTCGATAGAGCTCTTGGGCGACCGACAGTCCGC